CTTCGTCCTCATCCAGAGGTGCCAGCACGCGGATGTTCCATCCGTCCTCGGACAGCTGCTGGGCCATGTCCGGGTCCTCGATGACCACACAGAAGTTGCGGCAGCCCTTGCGGTTATACTTGGTTTCGTTGCCCGCAAAGTTACGGAACAGGATCTTGGCGTCTGCGATGGAGATGTTGGGAATACGCTTTTTCATGAGATTCAGTCTCCTTTCTTATTCAGAAACACATTTTTTTGCATAAAGAAAAGAGGGACCGCTTTTCAGCAGCTCCTCTTTTTTTTTTTGACAGGGGAAAATGGGTATTCAGTTATGAACCGGCGTACTCTGATGATACAGCCAGTCCGGGTCCACGTCCAGCTGTTTGTTCCAGACCACGGTGTTGTAATCCACGTGAGCCGTCTCAAACAAAGCCGGATCGTTGGCCAGCTCCCGATAGCATGGAAGGCCAAACAGCTCCTTCCTCGCGTTGAAATCCCGAATTTCTCCGTTCAGTGTGACCACTGCCTCGTTGCTTCCATACAGCACATGAAAATGGGGTGTATGATGCCGCTCGCCTTTTTCGTAGTGCATCATGATTACAATCCCATTGAATTCCGATACCACAGGCATTTCCCGTGCCCTCCTTAGTATAGAAAATCCCATTTTCCCTGTCAAGTCGGCCCGCATTTTATTGCGGGCTTCGGACTGCGGTACCGCTGCGCGGTGTCCTCGTCCTCGGTGCGCAAAGCGCACCCTCCGTAAGGAAGCATCGCTTCCTTCGTAAAAGGTGCGGTTTTTCACGCGGGCATTCGGCGGATTGCTGGGATTTGCAATCGCTAAGGATGATCGGTTCCGATTTAGTTACCCGGGTTTCGAATGCACAATAGAGCCTGCTACGCGGTAAACCCTTCAAAGTCGCCGTACTGGCTGATCGTCTGCACGGCGTCGTCCGCCAGCTTGCGGTAGTAGCTGCGGTCGATGTCCGCCTCCTTGCCCAGGACTCGCACCATTTCCGATTCCAGCCAGCGGTAGCCCTTGCTGCCCGTGGCGGCGGAATACTTGCCGTCCTTTTCCCTAAGCAGCAGGCCTCCGCCCTTGCCGGGAAGGATGGGACAGAACTGACCTACCTTACCGACAAAGCGGTAGCGGTGCTCATCCTCCGGCAGGTCCTCGTTCATATCCAGGTATAAGCTGCTGGTAACGGACTTGGTTTCGCACAGGTCTTCGAAGGCGATTTCTTCCCGGCTGAACAGAGTCTTGAATACGTAGGGTACGGCAAACTGGGCCCCGGTGGCCGTCCATTGGCCGCCGTGTTTGGTGCAGTCCTTGGGAGAATATCCATAGGCGTTCTGGCACCAGTCCGTGTCCGCATATTTGGCAATGTATACAGCATCGTTCACCAAGCACATGCGCCCATATGTGGCCTCATGCTCGAAATTGTAGCCATAGCGCTTGCCGTACTCCATCACAAGGGCAATGATCTCCGGCGTCGCATTGGGAATCTTGATAGAGTCTGTCTTGATGTGAGCCACGGTAAAGCCTTGCTCCTGTACAACGTGCTTTAAGTTAATCATGAACAACGCGCCCCGCTTGGCCACAATGTTATCCTTGTTTCGGATATCCCTAAAGGGATTGTCGAACTTGGCACTTGTCAGGCCGTACACCGAGTTGATGGCGATTTTCAGTGCACCCGCCAGATCGTCCGCCGCGTTTTCGTCCGTCAGGTACTTGGCCAGCGCACCGCCCAGCATTTTCCGGGCCCGGTCGAAGTCCCGGTGCTTGATAGCAATGCGCGCGTCCAGAATTTCCTTGAACCGGGCGGTGTACTCTGGGCCGAACAGTTCCTCCGCTACGATGCTGGATGGGTGCATGCTGGCAATATCCAGAAGAGCCACGTCCGTATACATGCCAGGCTCGGCGTATACGTAGCCGCCTTCGCCAACCTCCTCGCCACGGTAGGTACTTTTACCGTTTTCGTATCGGTAGCCAGGGAACACAGGGCGGTTGTGAATATCAAAGCGGGTGTGATCGTCCACCTTGCCGGTGAAGAACACGCTGTCCACCAGCACGGTGCAGTCGTCGTTGTCATGCAGCTCGCCCATATCCCGGTAGGAAAAGGCACTTTGGGGGGTGCGATTCTTGCCGAAGATGATGCGGGTGGTCAGGCTGTTGGTGGTGTCATTCACGGTCATGCCTGCCACGTCCGCCAGAATCTGACGAGCGGTGAAGTCCGCCTTCAGGTGGTTGAAGACCTTCTCGGTGGCGATGACGTCATTATCACAGTATTCTGCTACACGGGTCCACTGGTCCTCAGGCACAGGCTGATCCCAGGGCAGACCCAGCTCCTGATGGTGAATACCCAGCTCGATCTCCCATTTTTTCAGGCTCTGCTTTTTCTTGCTGAAGTCATACACATCCGTATAGCTCACGTTGTACGCCTCTCCGAAGAAGCAGTTGGCGCTGCCTGTGACGATGCGGTTGGACAGAGTGTACAGCTGGGCGTTGTCATAGCCCATCAGGCAGGCGTAGAGCATGTGATTGTCATACCGGCGGCAGTTAAAGCCCACCAGCCGGAACTTCATCAGGGCCTCGATCTCCGCGGGCTTGGGGTTTATCATGCGCACCACGGGCTTGCTCTCGCCCTGTTTTTTCCAGTTGACCAGAAACAGGTTGGGGAAGACCTCCACATCGTAGAACACCAGCTCACTGCCGTCGTTCACGGATGGGTCGGAGATCTCGTCGCTTTTGAACTTCATTTTGTTTACCAGCTTCAGACAGGCATCCGCCTGATGGGTGCTGCTGGCAGCGAAGGCCAGAATGCCGTTGCGCATGTCGGTCACATCGTAGTGCAGGCCGCTTGCGTAGGCGTCCTCCAGAATTTTGTAGATGAAGTCCACACTTGGCTTGGTGGCGGGGTGAATTTCCTTGTTCAGGTTTCGGAGGATCAGCGTCCGAAGCCCTTTTTCACTTTTGACGGTATCAAAGTTGACCATTTTCTCTCCTTTCAGGGGCAGACCCGAGGAAATCGTGCTGACAGGCAGCTGGTTGCAGAGGCTCAGCCTGCGCCGGAGGCTGCTGCTGCCGGTGAATACCTTCACCTCGATATGGTCCTCGTATACCCGGCTCAGCCGGGAGGGGTCGCCAGAATAAAGATAATGCAGATGAATACCCGCCCCACCCTTGCTGACCTCCGCGTAGGTGGGCGGCCACTTGCTTGCCTCCTGCCGGTTTTTCTCAAAGCATTTGTTTCCATTTTCGTCCGTCAGGTCGAAGTCAATCACAATATGATTTTCCGGCACTCGCACATAGTGCAGACGGCGGGTGTCCAGCTCCTTGAGGGTGGTGGTCACGTCCGTCCACTTCTTCTGTGGTGTTTCCCGCTCGCTGGCGTACTGGGCCGGGCAGTCCGCGCAAAGCTTGTCCAGAATGGACTCGCCCTCCTCCAGCTGAAGCCAGCTCTTCGTACTGGTAGGCGGCGGTTCCGACTCTGATTCCTCGAAAATATCCGTGCGGAAGCCCGTATACCGGCTGCGCACCCGGGCGCCGTCCTCCTGCTGCCACCGGTCCCGGTATTCCCGAAAGTAGTTCTTCAGCTCTTCCTTAAACACACGCTGGCTCATGGGATAACCCACCTTGGCCTCGTCGCAGTAGGTCTTATACATCTCCCATGCGGCCTTCAGGGTGGTGCCATCCTCCTTAAGGAACACGGGGTAGCTGTCCAGCACGTAGTTATAGAAGTCGTTGCTGGCCCCCATCATGGCCGTGGGAATATAATGATCGTATCGGCCCGGGTCGCTGCGATAGAAGGCTAGGCATCGGCTGGCAATGGCCCCCAGCTCAAAGCTGACCTGCTTCATCACCTGCTTGTACTCTGCAGCGGGCAGCTTGTCACCGGAGGGTGAAATATCAATCAAACGGCGGATGAGGCCGCTCTTGCCGTCGGTGATGCGCACGGGCTTGTTGGTGCCCATGAACAGGAAGCACTTGAAGCGGTTGGCGTAGGTGGATTTGAACTTTTCGTTCACGGTCATCAGCTCGTGGCTGACCAGTGAGTTCAGGCGGGTGTTGTCCTCGATCCGGCTCAGGTCGCCGTCGTGCTGAATGGCTACCAGCGGGTTGGACTTGAAGGCCTCCAGCGCAAAGCTGTTACTGGAGGAGCCCAGCGCTTTGGCGTCAAACACCGATGTATACCCCTCGAACAGCTGGCCGATCACATTCAGGATGGTGGATTTACCCGTTCCAGCCGCACCATAGAGCACCGCGAACTTCTGCAGCTTCCGACTATCGCCGCTGACCACACTGCCAATGGCCCATTCGATCTTCGCCCGCTCCTCGGGAGAATATAACGTGCCCGTCAGCCGGTCCCAAGCGTCAGTGGGCCCCTCCTCAAGCGGATAGGGCAGCTTTTTGGAGGCGTAGTCCTTCTTTACGGTGACCGTGTTCTGGAAGATTAGCTTCTCGTCCAGCATGTGGAAGCTGTCACGCATGTCCTTCTGGCAATACTGGTGCCAGACGGAGATCATGCGGCTTTCCGCGTCCCACATGTGCATCACTTTCACGTGGCCCTCCAGCCGTTCATGGTTTTCGTCCGCATAGCGGTCCAGCTCCCGGTCAATCAGCTGTAGTGCGTCCTGCTCGTCGGTGGACCACAGACCCCGTTCCTCCAGCCAGACGGCGTAAAAGTCGCCGCCACGAATCATCAGGTCGGCGCTTTTCTTAATGATGAATTTTGGATAGATTTCGACGACGCCCCTCTTCGTGGGGCGGGTCGCAATGGTGACAAAGTCGAGCATGGTGTTCATCCTTCATGTCGGCCCGCATTTCATTGCGGGCTTCGGACTGCGGTACCGTTTCACGGTGTCCTCGTCCTCGGTGCGCTTTGCGCACCCTCCGTTTCGGCCCGCATTTCATTGCATTCATTCTTCATTGGTTGCAGAATTCGTTCCGCCTCCTTCGGTCTGAGTGGTGTCCGTCTGCCGCTCATTGAGCAGATGCACCACGGCGCAACTCAGGACGCCCACGCCGAAGCACAAAAGGCGGTTTATCTTTTTCTGGCGACGGAGCCGTTTTTCCATATCCCGCATCAGGGTTTCGGAGCGCTCCAGCGCCCGGTAGACCCAGTTCATCATTTCATCCATATTTTTCTCTCCCTTCATTGTTGACCTTCCTATCGGCCCGCGGTACCGCTTCGCGGTGTCCTCGTCCTCGGTTCACCCTCCGTATCTCCCGGAAAGGTAATGGCAGAGTTGGTACCAGATCTCAATTTTTCTCAGGTCCAGTGGGCAGCCTGGAATCCAGAACAGGCCCCCATGCCCGTCGGCGGAATAATGCCGGTGCAGAAACCGGCGGATGGTTTTTTCCGCCCTCCGCCGGTCAAAGTATTCGTCGGTCATGTCCGCCAGGCCCAGATTGACCACCATCTCCCAAAACCACTGGCCGGTGCGGTCGCCATACTGGGGGTCGGTCATCAGGTGCTCCTCCACCCGCAGGGCTAGGGCCGCCATCATTTCCAGCACGGTGCAGGGCGCGCCGTCCAGAAAGGTCTCCACATAGCGGTAGTCATAGCCCATCTCGCAGCCAAAACGGTAGCGGAGCTCGATTCCGTCTCTGGCGCGGTTCTCGTCCATCTCCACGGTCCAGGTAAACTCCTGTTCCGCAAGGCAGCCGAGGAGCTCCTGATAGGATCGAAACCCCGTAAATTTCCCGTTCTGAACGAGCTGGCATAGCCAGCGGAAATACCGCTTCTTCAGCTCGTTCCCGCTCATTTAGTCCACCTCGTGCGGCTTACGGGTACGGATGGAGGCGTAGGTGCGCTCGTCCCGTAGAATTTCGTAATCGTGGCACAGTCGGTCGTTGCGCACGTAGACGCTGTCGTCCTCATACTCGCCGAAGTGGTCCGCAAAATCCACGGGCACGATGTCGGAGATGTCATCCACCTCCTCGTTGTTGTCGTCCGTCAACACCCCGTCGGCGTAGTAGGTTAAGCTGACCGGGTCATAGTCGTATTGGCTGCCGAATTCCTCGGGGGTGATAATATAAGGCGTTTCACCGTGGTTCTTCATAGCTTCCTCCATGGGGACAGTTTCTTCCTCCGGCTTCTGAGCCGGGGGATCAAAGTGCTGGGCATAGCCGGCCTTGACCACCGTTTTGGCGTACTCTTTCAGGGCCGGCTTGTTCTGGGCCAGGGTTCGGACGTCCTTCTTCCGCTCCTCCAGCATGGCCCGGAAGGCTTCCCGGGCCGAGGCAATTTCCTCTTCCTTTTCCCGCTGATAGCGGCTCTTGGCAACAGTCCATCCAGCAAAAGTGCCTGCCACCGCGCCAAGACCGAAAATGCCTAAACTCATCCAGATTTTCATAAAAACATCACGCTCTCCTTGTCAGATTTTGTCATAAATCACGCCGTCTACGTTGAAGTCCAGCGCTGTGACCTCCTCCATTTCGCCGTAGGCATTGCGGCGCAGCACCTTTGTCATGCCGAAATCTACCACGCTGTCGCCATCGTGGGCGGGGTTGTTGGGGTCGTAGATCCAGCCGACCACTGCGCCTGCGGGGGTGTGGTCGTAGCCCAGGCTCTCATACACATCGTTCAGGAACAGGTGACCCTGGGCCTTCAGTCGATTGTTCGCCCAGGTCTGCTGGGACCGCAGAAAGAAGTCGTTCATATCCTGATCCTCATCCCAGGCTCGGCTGTCCTCCCGGCGGAACAGACGTCCGTATTCGTTGCGGAAGTCCTGCTCACTGACGGTCACCGTTTCCTTCACCTTTTTCGCATGGCCCTTCTCATCCACCACGGTCTTTTCCACCTTTTCAGTGCGGATGCCGTAGCGCAGCTCCTTGTCCACATCTGCGCCATAGCGCTCGGTCACCCGGCCGCGGTATTCCCGGAAGCCCTTGTCCACCGCCGCGTAGGCCGCCGTCAGGGCCACCGCCCGCCTCTGGAGGAGCGTGTTGCTGCCCACCATGCCTGCAATGGACAGCCCACCCAGCAACGCGGCGGGAGCGTACAGGCGGCATACCTTCAGTCCGGCCTGCAGGTAGAGGATCACCTTATCATGAGCTGCGTCCTTCTGGGTATAATCCTTGCCATGGACGTTCTTGCCCTCCTCCTGGCAGCGGCGCAGCGTAGCCAGATCGTTTCGGGTGCTTTCCAGGGTATCATTCAGGCGCAGAGTAGCCCGGCAGGCAAGCACCGTGCTGCCAACGGCCCCTGCGATGCCACCTGCCATCAGGATCTGCGGAGCATGCTTCTTCAGGGGCGCAAAGAGTTTCGTTATCGCCATTCCGGCGTTTTTCGTCATATTGGAAAGCTTCATTTTTTGTATCTCCTTTTTTCTCAGTCTAAAGGCATAACCTTGGGCAATTTGAGCATGTAGCCGGTGGGCACGCGGACCACCTTGGCACTGGCGATGTTCGTCCAGCCGTAGCGGTTGTCCGTATAGCTGCCGTTGATCCCCACCAGATCGTACAGGTCGGCCACGCTGACCAACCCGTAATTGGCGATCAGATCGTCCATCTGCTGGAGCACAGTTTCGGCCTCGCCCCGGCTGTCCACCACTATGTCATCAAAGGCGTAGCCAGTACGTGCGACGGTCTGACCCGGGCGGCTTCTGGTTTCCGGCTCGTAATAGGCCCGGTAGTTCACCCGGGACGCGCCACTGGTCGTGGAGCCTGCCGTCCGGCCCTTGCCGAATACCATGTCCGCCACGGAGGTAATCATGTCATGCAGGCCCCGGCGGATGCTGGGCACCAGAATATCCCAGATGAGGTAATCCTTTACATCACCTGCATCCTCGGACACAAAAATATCAGCGAACCGGCGCAGTTCGCTTTTCTTCTGCACGCTGGCCGACCCGCTAATGACCTTTTCCACTTTCTTTTCTTCCTGCATGGCCGCCTCCCGGCTTTTATGGGAGTTGGAACGGTAATTTTCCATGGGTTTCCTCCGTTACTCCGCCACGGGCAGCACTTTGCCCGGCAGCGTGATTTTGCTTTGGGGGCTTAAGCCCATCCTGCGTTTGTACTGGTAGGTCAGATTGGCCTTGGCCTTCGTCTCGGTGGCCGCCACGGTGGAGGCCTTCCATTTCGGGTTCAGGCACTGGTGAAAGGCCATCACCGGGCCTTCATAGTCGTAGCGCTGCATGGGTCCTCCTTTCAGCGCTGATAGCCGTACTTGGGGGCCACAGCGTAGTCCAGCACCAGACATGGCGTGCCGTCCGCCGTCAGCTGGGCGTCAAAGCGCAGCTCGATCAGGCCCCGATCTGTACACCAGCCCAGGCTGTCCCCGACCCCGATGGACGGCAGACCCAGCTCGTAGTAAAAGTCGTTGAGGGAAATATACATTTCGCTGAGCATGCGGTAGTTCAACTCGTTGACCGTCTGCCGCATTTTCTCGATGTCGGATTTGAAATACCGTCCGGACAGCACGTCATAGCACAGGGTGGAACCCTTGTCCGTCAGAATGACCTCCCGACTTTCCACTGGGTTTTTGCTCAGCTTATCCCTGGCGACGGCGTCGTCCACGGCTTCAGCCTTCTTCGGCCCCACCGTTTCCGTCACCTTCTCCCGGTAGTCCTTCAGGGCTGATTCAGACAGGGCGTAGGCCGTGGCCAAAGCCGCGTTGCGCCGCTGGTTCTCCCCGTGGGCGGCGATCAGGCACACAGTGGAGCCAACGCTCAGCGCCGCAGAGGGTAGGTAACACTTCCATACCGTTTTCACGGTCTCAAGTGGGGGCAGCTTCTCCACCTCCAGCTCATCCTTTCGCTGCTCCATCAGGCGCAGGGCCTTAGGAGTCTTCCACACGGCCAGCCCCATAGCGGCGAACATGCCGCCGATGCCCAGCCCCGTCAGAATTTCCGGGCTGTGCTTGGCAAGGCCCACTTTCAGATGTTTTCCCCATTGGGAAAAGTTCATGGTTTTACCCTCCTGTCAAATTCGTTCCGTGGCAACGGAAAACAACTCATTTTCGAGTTCCATTGCCACCTTGTACGCTTCCTTGAAAATGTAAATGGAGCGCTTGCCACGGGATTCGTGGCAGAAACGCTCCATCTTTTCCCGAAAGAGCATCGCCGTTTTCAGAGGCGAACTTTCGGGGTGGAGCATCAGCTCCCGGAACATTTCCTCCGCGGCCCAGAGCCTGTCACTGCGGCGGCGGAACTCCCGCGGCCGGTTCCACCATTCGGGCTCTGAGAAGGCCTCCCGGATGTATTCTCCCGCGGCCTCCAGTGCGTCCTCATAGCTCAGCGTCCAGTGAGCCAAAATTCTTTCATCCATCATTGGCCTCCAATACAGTAAAAAGAAAAGAGGGTTTGTTAGCCCTCTTTGCTCGTCAGTTTGGCGACTGCTTCCGCTACCTTCTTTTCAATTTTGTCATCCTCTTGCTTTCCACTGACCCAGTTGGAGAGCAGTGTTGCTCCCATTCCGATTGCGGTTGCGCCGATTCCGAGCCATTTGACCAGTTTGTTATCCATAGCAGTAACCTCCTTTTCATAATACCGTGTGCAAATTTCGCGGGCTTCGGGCTGCGGTACCGCTTTGCACCCCCTTCTTAAGGCTTCAATAGTCCAGATAATCCGCCGTGGGGCCGAATGGCAGCTCGATAAAGCAGCACTCCAGCCCGTCGTCCGTATGGGTGACGAAGTGAGAAAAATCAATCCACTGATATCCGTAGAAGGCCTCGCCAGCGCCAACAGACCAGCCGGAACGGTCGCCGCCATCCGGCTTGGGCAGCCCCAGCAGCTCCGCCAGGTCGTTCAGGCAGCAAATTCCGGTGAGGGCATACTGCCGATTCAGGCGGTACTCCGCGTCCAGCACCTCCAGCAGAGGACGGCGGAAATATCCGAAGTGCTTTTCGTAAAACAGTTCGGGCTCCGTTTCGCAGGCGGGCGGGTCTTCCCACGGGGGACGGACCTCTGTTCGAATGGCCTGCTCGGTCTTCACACCTACCTTGGCGGCAGTTTTAGCCCGATACTCCCGAAAGGTACGGTCCATAAGCAGATAGGCGCTGGCAAGGGCCGCCTGCTGGCGCTTGTCCAGCATCCGAGCGCCGAAAATACAGCCGACGGTTCCCAACCCCATCAGCCCGGCGGGGAGATAAACCGCCGCCGTTTTGGAAGCTTTTCGCCAAAAATCCCACCGGGAATTTTCTGACTCTTCACCGCGGCGAATGATCTCGTCCGCCTGACGGGATGCCTTCACCGCCAGCACTGCCGTGCCTCCAACACCTGCCGCCGCTAGCACAGATAGGGCTGTTGGAGCCCAGCGCCTAAGGGTTCGTTCAATGGTCTTCATCCAGGGCATATTGTATGATCGCCTCCCGCTGCTTCACTTTGATAACGATTTCCTGCTGGTTCTGCTCGTCCCGGCCGATATAGGCCTCCAGCTTGTAGCCCTCCGGGTTTTCCATCAGGGCACTTAGAATCGAGTCGTTAGCCTTCTCATTCTTCTTGCGGAATTTCAGCTCCAGCACGTCCATTTTTCCAAGTAATGCCTTGATAATGTTCATTTGACTGACCTCCTGATTTTTTGCCAAAAAGAGAAGAGAGCCTGCTTTCAGGCTCCCGTCCCTTTGAATTACGAAAATCTGTCGTCCACTTTATCGAATAGATGATTGATGATTCGGATCACTACTTTTCCGAAGCGGAAAAGTGCTACCGTTGCACACACTCCCAAAAAGCCGAAAAAGATCGTTCCCAAAAACGCCATTGTCTTTTCCTCCTTTATGTCAGCAAGTTTTCGCTTTCATAAAGGAAACGGTTTTTTTCGCGGATGAATGCAGTCCGATACGGAGGGTGAGCGAAGTGAACCGAGAAAAAGGAAAAGAGTCTTATTCAGACTCTTCCTCCGTTTGGTTCAGCTTTCCCGTTTGAATCCACTTTTTCGTCATCTGCCATAGCGTACCTGCATACTCGTTTATGTAATCATTCTCCTCGCCGCTTCTCTCGCTTACCAGCAAAATTGCCAATGCCGCCAGATTAAAGGGCAGCGTGAGCAGATTAGCCACAACCAGTACCAGAACTCTGAGCAGTTTTTTCATATTGTATTCCTCCTTCAAATTTCGGGTTTCCTGTCCATAATATCTGCTGTTTTTTTCGCGGCTTCAGATTTCCCGGCGGTCGAAGACCGTTTCCCAGCGGGCCTTGGGTAAGGGTTTCATCTTCAGCGCCCACATCATCTGGCGGACGGTCACGGTGGGATAAAGGCCATCCAACGCCGGAGCCGCCCGTTTGGCAAAATATCCGGGAAAGGCGGGATGGGTGTACAGCGGCACCGTCAGCCAGGGGTCGATCTCGCTCCACCAGGTATGGCGGGTGGCCGAGTCCCAGCGCTGCTGGATCACCGCCAGCCCCTTTTCTTCCGTCCGAAACAGGGTGCAGCGCCGGTAGACCGGGTGGGCGCACTCGTAGGTTTCACCGTACAGCGTGCCGTAAAAGGCCGGTTTTTTGTAATGATAGCGCATTTCGAAAACGAAAAGGGATTGTTTTTCGCAATCCCCTTTGATTGGTTCACCCTTTCACCGTAGGCTTGAAGAATTTGGTCAATCCCTGAAAGGTTTTGGACGTGAACGAACCCGTCTCCTCGAACTGGAGGCCCCGCTTCATCCACACGGCATAGAAGCTGAGAGGCAGCACAATGCCCAGCGCCTGCAGGCCGTACCCCACCCAGCGGTCGATGCGGGCGGAACGAAGCTCATTCTCCGCAATCTGTTCCTTGGCGAAATTATCGTCCTGAACCTTGCGAAGCTCGGTCTCGTTCTTATCCTCATCGATCCTGAGCCGGTACAGCTTGCAAAGGCTGTCCACCGCCGCTTCCCGGTCCTTGCCCTGAGGAAGGGAGTCCAGTTCCTTCAGAATGGCGTCGATCTGTTCCGTCAATAGCTTTCTGGTTTGATCTTCCATATCTTTCTCCTCCTTTGGAATGGTTTTCCGTAAAAGGCGCGGATTTTTTCGCGCTATCAGGGTAGCAGTGTTTTTGCTCGGGTGCGTGCGGTTTTTTTTTGACAAATAAAAGAGGGGGCGATTATGCCCCAAACAGTTTGGCCGCCAGTTCCTCCAGTCGCTCGGTCTGTTCGTCCAAAAGTAACCGTGCTGCCTGAAAATCCTCCAGCGCCGCCTTTAGCTCCGTCAGTAAAGCCGGGTCCGCCTGTCTCACCTTTGGCATGTTTCGGCCTGCGGCCCGCTGCTTCTGATACTCCATCACGTCCTGATAGAAGTATCCGTAGCCCGGATTGCCGCACCAGCCGCCGCTTTGCCGCGGGTGAGCCTTCAGCTTTCCCTTCTTTACCAATGCCGTCACATACGGCGCGCTCAGATTCAGGATTTCCGCAACCTCTTTGGTACTCAGTTCCCGATGTTCCATACCTGCCGCTCCTTTCTATTGGCCTGCCATAAGAGGGGCTGCAGAATACGCGGGATTCATTGTCGCTTCTCACTGAGCAACCAGAAGAACTTGCGGTAGCTTTCGTAGTAGGCTTCCCGGGAGCAGGGGCGTGACGGAGGGCCTGTCCTACGTCACGCCCCGCAGCAGGTAGGGCCCAAGCAGCGGGTCCGCCTCGGCAGCGGATGTGGCCTTGATGGTTACCGATGCATTGGGGCGATGCTCCAGCTCCTCCGACAGGTCAAAGCGGACCGTGGTGACACCGTGCTCGCCCTCCATGCCCAGAGGAATCACGGAGCGTCCCATGCGGGAAAAGATCAGGTTGACAGTTTTCATGTGTTCACCTCCTTAAAAAAAAGAGGGGCGGATGAATGACTCCGCCCCTGCATTGGGTGTCTGCACGGTGTGCAGACCTTACCTTACTCCACGTCAGCCGTGCCGCCGTACTCGGTCGGCACCAGCTCCGGCAGGCCGCTGTCGATCAGCACTTCCGCCACGCCCTTTTTCAGGGCCTTTGGCACCTGCTCAAACGTGGTCTTCCCCAGAATTACCCTCTGCGCAAAGAACATAGCCATCATGATACACCATTCCTTTCCAAAGATGATTTTTATTGCGAACAGCTTGGCAGCTGTTATCGCCTTTGTCGGCCCGTTCCACGCCTTGCAGCGCGTTACGGGCTTCGCCGCTGCGGATGGCTGCGCCATGTCCTCACGGCTCGGTGCTTTGCACCCTCCACATTTACTTTTCATCCGCATACACCACCGTCGCCATTTCGGCAATGCAGTCCTCTACAAAATCGTTTCGGTCGCTGATAGCCTTGATCTGGGCTTTCAGCATAGGGATGTCCTCTTTCAGGGTCTGGGCCTCCTGCCGCGCCAACGCAAGGGGACTGTCCAGCTTGTCGCCGCCACGGTAAAAATACTCCCCGTCGTAGGTGTCGCCGACCGCCACGGGCAAGTCCCCGCAGGGCACCACCCCCTCAAATTCCGCCGCGTTGGGTGGGTACAGCACCATCACGTTCGTTACCACGCCGTTTTCCACCAGCGCATAAAACGTCTCGTTCATGCTTCTTCCTCCTTACCGATGATTTCGGATAACAACTATACCACTGCCGCCCTTGCCGACGTTCGTCAGGCCGTAGTACATGCCGCCGCCACCGCCGCCGGTGTTGGCCGCGCCGCTGGTGGGCTGGTGTCCATTCCACGCTCCGTTGCCGCCACCGCCAGCGCCGCCATGGGCCTGTGCGGAACCGTTGCCACCAGCTCCGCCGCCGCCCGCGTACAGCATGCCGGTGGGTTCACCAAACTCCCGCGTGGTTCTTCCTTGTCCTCTGCCGGGGGAACCCCAGTGGTCAATACCAATATTAGCTGCATCCTGCGGGTCGCCGTTGCCACCGTCCGAGCCGCCATTGTTAACGGCTCCATTGCCATAAGCTCCACCCCCACTACCGCCGATCAACTTTGTACCGCCACCAGCCGCCACATCAAAGGCGTAAGTGTTTCCACCAGGCGCAAAGGCACTTTGTCCACCCGCACCGATCACGATGCTGTAAACGGTATTCGCTGTCACCTGAATACTTTTTTGGGTTGTGGTGTACCCACCACAGCCCGCTTTACCGTAGCCGTTGCCCGCGTCCCAATTGCCGCTGCCGCCCGCGCAGCCCCCGCCCACGCAGAACACGTCCAGCTTGCCGTCCCACTTGCCAAGGTTGGTAAACTTCAGCGTGCCGCTGCTCTTGAACTTGATCTTCCAGTCGCCGTTATTCCCTTCATAACTAAATTCCTGTTCACCAGTGTAGGTGTAATGCATGTACGGGTCTTTCACCGTCAATGTGGCCACCCGGCTTGTCACTTCCCCGGCCTTGTTCGTCACTACGCAATAGATGCTGTGGCTGCCAACCGCCGCACTGCTCCAACTGACGGTCGCTTTCGTGGCTCCCGTCCATTTCGCCCCGTCCTGGTACCACTGGTACGTGTATTCCGCCGGCACGCCCGCCGTGGAAATCTCCACCTTGAACGTGGCCTGTTCGCCCTGCCAGTTGGTCACGTTGGCCGGGTAGCTGGCGTTCAGCACCGGCAGCTTCTTGATCTCTCCGCCGCGCCGTAGTAATAGACATTCTCCCATTTTGAGTTCACCTCACAACTTTCACGTGGACGGTCAGGTCCACCGTCGGTTTTTCACCATAGCAATAGGCCGTCAGGGCGCCGTTGCCTGTGGTCAGCCGCCCTACGGCAAACCAGCTTCCAAGCAGACTGGAAAAATTGTCGGCCGTCGCCCCGGACATGTCCACATCCGCCGGGCAGTTCTCGTCCGTTGCCAGCAGTCCTGGGGCCGCAGCCGTCTGAGTGTAGGGAGCGGTCTCGCTCCAGCCCGAAGCAGGTAGCGTAACGGTAAAGTCCAGCACCCGCAGAAGCTCCCGGTCACAGGCCACCGGCACGCCGCCTACAAAATACACCGGCTTCACTGAGGAACCAGCCGCCTGCGTGTCCTTCATAGCCCCAAGCCCAGATCGAATCTGGCTTTGCTGCTCAGCCGTGTAGCTGGCTGCGGCCATGACAGCGGCAAGACTGGTTTTGTCCAGTTTCTTGTCCTCCAACGCTTTGCCCTGGCTTGCAGCCAACACCTTGCCCGCCGTATTGGTGGTCAGGTTGCTGACGACGTCCGCCGCCTTCAGTGCACCCAGTGCCACATTGCCGTTTTCATCGGGGTATAGACTGTCCACTGAAGATACACTGCCCGCGCCAGGAATACCCCGGGGAATTCGAAGGGTGATATACTTGTCCTCGGCAGTGCCGCTGACGTCGATGCCTACTTCCGTTCCTGGGTCGCCGGTTTCGGCAGAGAAGGTCAGGTTAGGCGTAGCGCCCGTGTCTCCTTTAGGAATGCCGAAAGCAATGTGATATGCACCATTTTGATTGGTAATCTCCGCCGAAGCGTCGACAGTCGGCAGCTTGGTAACTGCTTCCACCGTCATGCCGGTAATAGCCGCTGCGGCCGTATTGGCAGCGCTGGCAGCAGTGCTGGCCGACTTTGCCGCCGTGTTGGCTGCGGTTGCTTTTTGGTCAGCCAGCGTTGCTTTGGTATTTGCGCTATCGGCGGCGGTCGTGGCACTGTCCGCTGCCGTGTTGGCTGCGCTGGCAGCGTTGGTCGCACTTTCAGCTGCGCTTTGGGCGGCGGATGCTTTGCTCTCCGCCAGTGCCGCTTTTTCATTTGCAAGGTCTGCCGCGGTGTTAGCCGCCTGCGCCGCCGTAGTGGCAGCAGCTGCTTTCTGATTGGCTGCGGTCGCGGCATCGTTGGCAGTGCTGGCCTTCTGATTGGCAGTCGCAGCGGCGTCATTGGCCGCGCTTGCCGCTGTGCTGGCTGTCTGAGCCGCCGTGTTTGCCGCCGTGGCCTTCTGGTCTGCTAACGCCGCTTTTTCTGTGGCGGAAGCCGCGGCGCTGTCGGCAAGAGTCTTGCTGGCGGATACATCCTCGTAGCACTGGCTGATGCTGTCGTGGATGGCCCCGCGCACCTCCTCGCCGTATACGGCTTCCTTAATCGCCTGCAGGTTTTCGGCAATGGTCGCCATGGTCCTTCACCTCCTGTTGGGTCGGCTCCTCCGGAACAATCTCGATCTCCCCCGGCGGGGCCGTTTTACATGCTTCGTTCAGGGCCTCGATGATCTCGTCGGCCCGTTTGTTGCAGAAAATCACAATTTCGCAGTTGTGCCGAAGGCTGTTGGGGTCGCCCAGCCACAGCATGTTCACCGCTTCCCGCATTTCAATCACGGCCTGTCCAAGCTCGTGCAGGGTTGTCATGGTCATTCCTCCTTAGCTTCCGGCGTAGCTGGTGTAATAGGTCGTAGAACCCACCTTGACCGAGTGCCGGTGGCTGGGCAGGGCTTTCAGATATTTCTGCCGCAGCACCCAGTCCTGACTGGCTATGCTGCTTCCCCCAACCAGACCAGAATTGGAAATATTGATTGTATTGCAATACATCCCGTTGGTTGCGCTTACCGTTTGAGCTTTGATACTTTTGGAATGCATCCAGGTAATATCACTTTTGACGGCATTGATCTCGCTGGCTATCAGCTTCTTCACCTGTGTGATCTGGGAATTGATGCTGGTAATGCTGCTGTTGATGGTGACGATGTTTTCCTGAACACCGTAAATATTGGAGGTGTTAATCTCGACATTATTGCCAATGGCCGTGATGTTGTCCGCCTGCAGCTTGATCTGGCTTTCCAGCCCTTTCGTGCTGACGGTAATTTCTGCACGAATGTTGTTAACTTCCTCCGTCATTTTGTTGCTGGTCAGCTTAATTTCGTTCGCATTGACAGCGATCTGTGATTCGTGCTTTTCCAGCAGGTTATGGTCTGCATCCTGAACGGTTTTAAGTGCCTGAATGTTTATGTTCCCGGTTTCGCCATCCAGATTGATACCGACAGTGCTCAGGATCTTGTTGGTGTTGTTTACCGTCTCCCACAAGGCGCCAATACTCACCTTTGGGTTTTCCGGTTTGTAATTGACCCAGCTTTTTACCTTATCCAGTTCTTTTTCATTCTTCTTCCCAGCGCCGCCGCCCCCGGAAGACGCCGCTTGTTTCACTTGTTCGGTTTCCTTCTGTTTATCCTTCCGATAACGCTCAGTCAGGCTCTGACTTGGGTCGCCGAAGGTGTAGGTGGTGTTGCCCAGGTTGCTGAAGTCGTACTCGATCTTCGTGCAAGTCAGGTAGTCCTTGATACCGTGTGGAGCAGAACGTACCAGCACTTGGTCGCCAACGTAAATTTCCTGAATACTCGGATTGGCAAAGTGCAGGTCAACCGCCTTGATCTCGATGGTGACTGGCACGTTCGCATAGCTTTCCAGATAGCGCTTTCCGTTCTCCAGCAGAGTTTCTGGCTGGTTGACGCTGTCAAAGACATGGGTGCGCACAATCCGCCCGTACTCCTTCACCAACGCTTCATCCTGAAGCTCCACACTGCCATTATTTACAGCGGCAATGGTCAGGTTTTCGTCCCCCAGGGGGATCAGCACTGTGAACAGGTTCTCGGCGGAAATGCTTTCCGAAAAGTCCAGCAGATTAGTTCCCAGCTCAATTTTCTGGGGAGCCCTGCTCTCGTAGTCCTGCAGGTAGTCGATGTACAGCCCGTCCTCGCCCTGCCGGGCCCGCAGGTAGCCGCCAGCGTAGGCGATCAGATAGCTGGAAATGAACTCCCAGCTGCTTTTCCACTCCCCGGTCATGGCGTTGATGGCAATTTGCTTGTAGTCGAAGCTACCATTACTGCCGTCCTCCGTCTCATCCGACGTGCCGGTAATAATGATGTCGCGGTTTTCCGCCGTGATCTTTCCCATTTTGAATTGCTTGGCGGGTTCTACCATTTTATTGTGCCCTTCAATGATTTGGGCGAAAAGGTCATGCGTCTTACCAGTAAATTTTTCCGAAGGTTGCACACTGTCGTTCAGGTAGGCCAGTACGCCCTCGCAGTAAATCTGCTTCACATTATTAAAGGACCGGTCCATCGTCAGGATCCGGCCCCGGAAAATTTCCGTATCGTCCAGCGTTACGGTGATAATGGTTTTCAGCTTGGTCAGGGTGTTGTACTGGCTGTTGGACGGGGGAAGGCTGAACTGAAACGATCCCGCCTTTCCCATCTCCAGCGTCAGCCGCGGGTTCAGAATTACCCGCTTGTCATCCAGCGGAAACCAGAGCGATTCTCCGTCTGCGTATACGTAAAACATTACAGCTTGCCTCCCGCCAGATCAATGCTGACGATTCCGCTGCCGGTAAAGGTCAGCTCGTTGATGCCGTCTACGATCACGATGTCCTGATCCGTGAATGACCCCTTAGGGAGCTCGTAGGTTACGCCATGGAAATTTACGGACATTCCAGTGGCTGATGTGGTAATGGTGATGTTGGTCGGCATGGTGGAGCCCACCACTCGCACCACCTTGGTACCGTCCACCTGAATGTTTTTATACACCCGGATGATGCCCGTCTTGAAGTTGAACGGATCCCACAGCCACTGGTCCAGCGCCGCGCCAGTTTCCTTCTTGTAGGGGAATACGTCATAGTCGATGGTAATTTTGGAATATAGCTTATCGCTGTTCCACTGATTCACTGTAAATCGGCCCTGATAGTAGTAGCCAGGGTCGTCCTCCAGCATCGCCTTCAAGCTGCGACCATGCAGGTAATTGAGAATTTCGCTGTACAGCTCCTCCCACCGCATGAAGTCGTTGTCCGCAATAAATTCGAACGAGCCAGTCCGGTTGTTATACAGCGGCCGTCCGGCAATGAATTCCGTAAGATCCAGCACGCCGTCTCCACCGGGCAGGTCAATGGTACTGGCCTTTACGGTCGGCGGATTGAACACCGGCCGCGTTGTGGGAATCAAATGCCAGTCGTCCCACGTGTTTTTGGTCCCGAAGGTAATAGAGTGGTACATTTCATTCCCCCTTTCATAAAAAGATAAGAAAAAGCTCCCGCGGTAAAGCGGGAGCCTGTAGGGTGTAAGAAAGAATTACGGAGCATACTCAGCCGTAGGCAGAAGCTCAACCTGCGCCTGCCCCTGAACAATTTTCAGAAACATTCCTTCTTCCAGTAAAACGCTTAAAGAACGGCCAAAGCAGACGGCGTCGGAGGCCATACGATTAGAGTTTTCATATGCTGCTTTGTCGGCATATAGCCAATAGGCAAAATCCTCATCGTACTGAGCGTCGATGTCCTTATTGCAGGTGAACAGATACCGTCCGGGGGCGATGTCTTTTCCAACCAGATATTCTCCTTGATAGATTTCAGAAACGCTGACCGATGTCTTAAGCAGCTCGTCAATTTTGGCATCGACCTTGCTGCGCAGCTCCAGTAAGTCCATAAGGGCCATGCTGTCTACGTCGATGCTTTCAGCGATAGCCCCCGGGATCCCTATAGTCGCCAATACCAATAATACACATAAAAACCGTTTCATCCCCATTAACCTCCTGTAAAGACAGAATTACGGAGCCCAGTCAGCGGAAGCAGTCTTGATATAGCAGGAACCAGCATCGAGAGTGAGAATCATGCCCTCCGTCAAGTTCACATAAACGCTGGAACCGGTGACAAGATCATAGCTCTCCAGCCGTTCATCGGGATTATCGGCAGCGTATAGCCTTACATGCATAGCTGCCAATATGCTCAGAAACTGATAGCAGGTTAGCTTGTACCGTCCAGGTTTGATGTCCGTTCCGACAACATATTTGCCTTCGTAAATCTTGCTGCTGTCGTCATCCAGAATTTCATCAATCTGCGCCCGCAGCTCTACCAGTTCAGCATCGGTCATAGTGGTCAGGTCAATTTCCGCGGCCAAAGCTGGGGTTACAGCCATAGTCAACACCAGTATGAGAAGAAGCAGACGTTTCATGCGGTTTTCCTCCTAATTAAGTTCCCTTTGATTATACCATTTTGATTGTTTCCGTCAATGGTCAGTTTCCCCGTTCCCGCATTGCGGCGGTACATTTCATTCCCCCTTTCATAAGAGATAAGAAAAAGCTCCCGCGGTGAAGCGGGAGCTTATAAGTGAAAAGAACTTATAGTGCCCAGTTGGGTGAAACGTTTTTAATAACTGCCGTTCCGTGGGAAATTTCCACGGCGACTCCTTCCGGAAGATTCAAGTATAATTCTTCACCGAGGCTAATATCGTACCTTTCGAAATCACCGGATGTTTCGTTTCCGGTGTATACCAGCATGGTCATGTACCGGTAGTCTTCAATTAACGAATTACAGGTAAACGTATACTTACCGCTTGCAATATCTTTCCCGGTTACATATACACCGCTGTAAATTGTGTTACCTTCGTCCAGCAACTCATCAAGCTGCTGACGCTGCTCGTTTAATAGTTCATCAATTTGCTGACGCAAAGAAATCAGCTCTTCAGTGCTCATACCACTCAGGTCGATTTCTGCCACAGACGGAGTTGCAGCTAAAAGAAGAATTGTTACAAGTACCAAGAAACGTTTCATCCCCATTAACCTCCTGTAAAGTTCCATTTTGATTCGTTTTGTCAATTTCCCCGTTCCCGCATCGCGGCGGTAAAGCCCAGCTGCTGGTCCATCTGGGCGCGGGTTTCGCCTACCAGCGTCCCGCTGTCCAGCACAATCTGCATGTGGCTGACGGCCTCGCTCAGGTGGTTGAACCGGCTTTCCAGCCGGGTAATGGCGTCTACCACGTTCTGGTTATCCGTTCCCCGGGACATGCGTCCGTCGTCCAGCCGCAGCTCGCCTACATTCTGCAGGGCGACGGAGCCGCCGAAGCTGCTCATGCTCGGGTTCATGGCAAACAAGCTGTTCAGGGCGGCTGCTCCGCTGGCAGCGCTGCTCAGGTCCACCACGGGCCGGATGGTCGGCGTGGTGTCGATGCTGCCGTCCAGCATGGCGCTGATTTTTCCAATGGCGTTGTTCAGGCCCGCCGCAGCGCCTTCTGCCATTCCGTCGGCGGCGTGTACCGCGCCGGAGGCATAGGCGGAAATGCCGTTGGCAAAGCCCTCGCTGAAGTATTGGCCAATCCCATACGTTACCCGGGAAGGAGAATGCTCGTCCAGCGCTCGCATGGCGGCGTTGGCGGCAAGCTGCGCCATATTGGAGGCCTGACGTTCCGCGTACCATGTGTACTCGGCAATGGCGTTGGCAAAGCCCATCACTGCATTAAAGCCAGCCGTGTGGAAGCTCTGGTATTTGCCGCTCATAGCGTTGGCCGCTGTCACAGCCAGATTCCCGGCAATGATCTGCAGCCGAACCTGCTGGTTGTTCATCCCCGTTGTCAGCGCGTCCATCAGCAGAATTCCGGCATTCCCGAAAGCCTGCTGGTGTTCTTCCGCGGTCAGCGCGGCGGTCATTCCGTCCAGAATACCGCTCAGCCGGGTCTGTACCGCTTTGCCGTCGCCGATCTCTTCGCCTACGCTGCTGAAGGATGTCAATGTGTCAATCAGCGCCTGCAGGTTGGTCTGCGCCGTTTCCGCCTCGTTGATCCCGGCTGCGAATTTGCCGAAGTTGTCGCCTACGGTGGCCATGTTGTCGGTCAGGGTCAGAAGCCCCTCCGTCTTGCTGCCGTTAAAGAATTCTCCAATGGAGTTCCACAATCCTCCTGTAGTGTTCAATCCGTCAGTAAATTTTTGTAACACGTCAAGTACGCCAATAGCGGATTCCGATTTCGTCGCGTCTACCGTTCCCGCGCCTTCTGCAAAAGCGGCCAGTGCGCCGCCAAGGGCTGAAATATCATCGCTGAATTCGCCAAGGTCCTTTGCTCCAGCCAGACCTTGCCATAATCCACCAGTATCCGGAATAGCCTGAGCCAGTTCAACCAATCCCTTGGCAGCAGCCGTCGAGTTTGTAACATCCGCTTTATTAACGGTAGTTGCGAAATCCTTCAGGTTGCTGGCATAGTCTTTTAGATTTTGAGCAAGGATTGGGAAACTCTCGCTGAATTCGCCAAGGTTCTTTGCTCCAGCCAGTCCTTGCCATAATCCACCAGTATCCGGAATAGCCTGAGCTAATTTAGCCAGTCCCTTTGCAGCATTCGTAGAATTCGTAATGTCTGAATCTTTAATAGTCGAGGAAAAATTTGAAAGATGCTCAGCATAACTTTTCAGATTCTCAGCAAACGTTGGTAAGTCTTCGCTGAAAGTCCCCATATCCTTCGTCCCGGCTAGTGCCTGCCATAAACCGCCGGTTCCGGAAAGCGAGTTGGTCAACTCAGCCAGTCCTGTGGCCGCCGCAATGGAATTCTCAACATCCGTCTGGCTGACCGCTGTGAATCCCTGAATCTTTTCAGCGTAGGAATTCAATCCTTCTGCCATGGCAGTAAGGTCATCTTTATACTTGGATATGGGGTCGCCGCCTGTGAACCAGCTCGTAAGCGCGGTTACCAGTTCGCCTTTGCAAATTTCCAGCAGCGCGCCCGTCAGGTTGGCTGCTCCGGTCTTGGCCGTTTCGTCAATGCCGGACAATCCCTCAATAGCAGGCTGCACCGTGTCGATAAAGCCCTTGACGTCGTTCCCGATGGTGGTTAATACGCCGCCGTCGTCCAGCCCCAGCAGACCGCTGATGAATTTTCCAATGCCTTCGCCGATCAGTCCCAGCACGTCTCCGCCGGAAACCAGAAAATCGTTCAAATCGGGCCATGCCTTTTGCAGTGCGCCTAACGCAACCATAATCGCGCCGAGACCTGCAATCACAATCGCCAGGTTCGCTACACCGATTCCGGCCTGCGCGGGGCTCAGTTTTCCAAGGATGCTCATGGCTCCCGCCAGCGAGAGCAGAATGGCGGAAATGGATCCGGCAAAGCCGATCATGGACCGGGTATCCACTCCGCTGATGGATTCAAATACATCGGCAAATAAATACAGGCTTCCCACCAGTGCGCCAAGCAGAATAATGCTTTTAACGTCCACTCGCATGCTGCCCAGCACTTTCATGCAGATAGTCAGGGCAGCCATCATTGCTCCCAGTGCGACGCTTCCCTGTATCAGCTTGGATTTTTCCATCCCGCCCAGCCTTCCAAGGGTCGCGGCCAGCAGGGCGATGGCAATGGCAAAGGGCATCATGCCTTGGGCCTTCCCGGATTGCCGTTTGGCAATATTCAGGCATGCCGCCAGAGCAAACATAACCCCCGTCAGTACGCCGACGGCGGGCAGCATGGTGCTCATATCCATCCCCTCCAGCAGCTTCAGCGTCAGCACCAGAATGGCGGTAGCCGCGGCAAATCCGATAGCTCCCTTCATGTCGCCGGTCTGCTTTCCGGCAATTCGGAAGGCCAGCCCCAGTGCGGCCACTACTCCTGTCAGAACAATCACTCGTTCCAGCAATCCATTCGGGTTAATCCACTCTAATAGCTTCAGGGCGGCGGCCATAGCCAGAATACCAATTCCCAGCATCATCATGCTTTTGGCCCCGCCGCCAATATCTCCAATTCTGGTTTTGCTCAGCCCGCTCACGATTGCCGGAAGAAGAACCATGATAGCGCCCATTGCGGCAAGCGCTTCCACGGCAGGCCAAAGCCTGTCCGGATCAATCGTTGCTACCAAATATAACGCCCCGGCCACCATCAGCAGCGCCCCGGCGATCTGCAGTACCGTTTTCCCGATCGGTGTTTTGGCTTTGGATTCATTCAGATGGGCCAGGTCCTCCGCAAAGGCGCCTTTCATGATGGTCATGATGTTGCCCAGCAGCTTTACGATCCCGGCCACCGCCAGCCCGGCGGGAATATACCAGTATTTGCCGATCAGGGCCCAGATGTCGATGCTGGCAAACCAGCTTTGGACCGATTCCAGAATTCCGTTAAGCTTGTCCTTCGCCGTGGCCCAGGCCCATTCCATAGCCTCCCCGACGGAGTCGAAGGAGGAAAGCTTCTCCTTGAATTTGCTGATAAAATCGCTGATAGGCTGGAAGGCCTTTCCCAGCCAGCCGCCCACGGTGCTGAATACTACCTTGATCTTGCCCCAGACACTCTGCAGCTTTTCACCCAGTGCCTCAAAGCTGGGCAGCTTCAGATTCATTCCGGTGATGAATTCAATAAACCGATCCTTCAGCTGCACAAGTCCAGCTTTGGCCTTCTGGATGAATTCCGACTGCCCGATGGCTTCAAAGCCACTGCGGATCGCTTCCCAGCCCTTGGCAAATATCCCGCCGAGGGTTTCAAAGCTGGGCAGCTTGACGCTGATGCGTGACACAAAGTCCAGAAAGGCCGTCTTCAGCTTGCCAAGCCCCGCCTGTACATTCCGAAGAAATTCAGACCCGACAATGCGACTCCACACCTGCTGAATTTTGCCCCATACCTTGGTGAAGATGTTTCCCAATCCCGTAAAGCGGGGCAGCTTGCCGGCCATGCCGGTCACAAATCCCACAAAGCTGTTCTTTAGCCCGGTCAGAATTTTCTTCACTTTCTGCACAAAGGCGGAATTGATGACCTTGTCATAAACGGTTTTGATCTTGCTCCATAGCTTTTCAAAAGTCGCTCCCAGCTTTTCAAAGCTGGGCAGCTGAATTCCAAGCCCAGACAGAAATTCCGTCATCCGGCCCCAGAGGACCGCCGTTCGATTCCTGATCCCCTGCAAAAATTCGGAGCTGCCGATGCCGGAAAACCAGTTCAGCAGCCCTTTCCAAACGCTGCTGATTCCGCTCTTCAGGCCGTCCAGCAATTTGCCTCCGCTTCCGGCGGAAAAGCCGTTCATGATGCCGTCCCAGAGCCCGGCAAACCATTTGCCGATTCCGGAAAGGTCGGGCAGCCTACTTTTCAGGCTGTTCAGCCCGGCTGTGATCTGCTGCCACGCCCACTGGACGCCTGCCTTTAAGGACCCCATTTCCCGAACCTTGGCCGTAAAATCGCTGATGAAGTCTGCCAGCGGCTTCACCCAGCCGCTCAGGCGCTGCACCACGCTGCTCAGCACGTTGCCAAGCCCGGTAAAGAAATCGGTAAAGGCTTTGCTAGAGGTCAGTGCTTCCGCCGCTCGGCTGATGCCGCTGCCAATGGTGGCCAGCACATCCAAAATGCGCCCACCGCCTGGTGCCAGCACACCGAGAGCTTGTCCAACGGCTTTCCCGATGTTTTTGAAAATTTCAATCCCGGTCTTTACCACCGAAAAAACGCCGCTAAATACCTCCCGAATCTTCCCGGCGGTTTCCTCGCTGACCTTAAACCGCTCTGTCAGCTCCCGCACCTTTACGGTAAATTCCTTCAGTCTCTCCCCAGTCAGTGGCGGAAAAATATCGCTGAAGGCTTCCTTTACCGAGTGCACAATGTCCATCAAGCTGTGGAAAGTGTTCTTTATTGCCTCGATCAGGTTCTCCCGGCCCGATAGCTCCCCGAAGGCCTTAGCATATTCCGCCACATCAATGGTGCCGTCCTTCAGCTTCTGCTGCAGTTCCCTGGCATGGTCGATCTGGGCTTGGGTAATGCCCATCTCTTCCTTTTCTTCCTTGGAAAGGCCATCATATTTGCTTACCAGTTTGTCTACCGACGCAGCCAGCAGGTCGTTGGTGATCCATCCATTTTGAAAAGTTTTCTCCAGCGAGCCGGCCTGCTTCACCATTTCATCGATGGAAACACCCTGTTCCCGGGCTGTATCCATCATGACGGTTTTGTACATCTCGCCGTCGTCAATGCCTTCCTTAAGCCACTTTTTCCAACCGGAAGCCATGCCCTCGTACAACACACTGTTCCGTGCCTCGGACGATGTCTCAATCAAGGCACTTAACTCGTTACCAACATCGGTAAATAAAGTCTTCGCCTCGTTGAAGTCACCGATCAGAAGCTCCCATGTCTGGGCCCAGCCGGAGCCCAGCGCTTCCTTCAGTGTATCTATCAGCATGCTGAAGGTCTTGATGTCCTGCGCGGCGGCATAGGCCTTTTTGCCAATGTCCGTGGTTTCGTCGGCATATTTGGCCAGCGTGCTGGTCAGCACGTCCGTGGTCATCCACTGGTACGCCAGCGAATCATTGAAGTTGCTCGTTGCATCAAAGGCCTGATAGGTCTTTCCCGCCGCGTTTGTCGTCACCGTGGCGTACTGGTCGCCATACTTCACGATGGTGCCCAGCTCAATGGCCGTGTCCAGCAGCTGCTGCTTGAATTCCTGGGTGGCCATGTTGGCATTTTCAATGCTTTTCCAGTCGATCAGCTTGACGTACCCGGCAGACAGAGCCTGACTGAAATTGTACATTGCCCTGCTAGCTTCTTCAGCCGTAGCACCGGAAACTGCAGCCACGTTACTAACGCCCTTGATGGCCAGCACAGCCTTGTCCAGCTTGACGCCTGCATTGGTGAATTTACCAATGTTATTCGTCATGTCGGAGAAGGAATAGATCGTCTGGTCAGAGTATTTGTTCAGCTCCTCCAGATACCTGTTCACCGTTTCCAGGCTTTCGCCAGTGCCTGCCATAATGGTCTGCACTGAGCCCATCTTCAGTTCATACTCGGAAAAGCCGTCTTTGGAGGACTGAAAAGCCAGTGCGTTCACCATTTTCCGCCCGGTGTCGATGGCCGCATCTGTCAGCCGCTGAAAAACCCGCGCCGCGGCTACATCCAGCGCCGAAAATTTAAGAGACACGGTTTCTATGGCACTGCTCAAGCCGTTCAGCTTCACTTTCCGGGAAGCCTGCTCAACCTCTTCCAGCCCCTTGGCGGCATCGTCCAGCTTCAGGGCTTTCTTAAGCTTTTCAAGCGTGCCCAGGCTGGTCTGCACATTGTCCTCAAATTTTTGATTGTCAAAGCGCATCTCTACTACGCGCTCGTCGATTGTCCTGCTCACAGGCTGGTCACCTCCTTCCAGGCGTTTTGTGCGATTTTATCAAATACCGGCTGAATGGCAGGATTGATATAATCCCGTCCTTCCACCCAACCGCCGGTTCCGGTTCCGTGGCCATACTGCAGGATGATGGCAATTGGCACGCCGTCGTTTATGTTGGAGTTGAAAAAGGAGATCGATGTTGATCCCCTTTGATGCTCTATCCTGTAGTACCACGAATTGGCCGTGGTTCCAGAGTCTGCAGGAGTAGCAGACGCAAGGGCGGCTACTCCCTCCCGGCCAAATCTGTCCAGATCCGACAGCCGGATCTTTTCCTTTATCCGCTCCAGAAAGCGGTTCAGTTTGGAGAAGTCGCCCTTTTGTCTGAATGTTATCATGCCCGCCTCTTTCTAGCCGTTGGCACTTTCGTCGTCCCCGGGCTTTTCCTCTTCAGCAGGCGGCTTCGGTTCCGGAGTCGGTTTGGCTGCGTCAATCAGCGGAGAAAGGACAATGTTCCACACAGCACTCAGCCCCGCCGCGATTGTTGACAAAAGCAGACTCAGCCACAGCTTATCGCTCCGGTCTGGAGCAAACAAGTCTACACCCTTCATCTGCATCAAAAGACAGGTGACCGCGGCCTGCACAAACGTTTTGGCGGACCGCTCCAGCACATCCTTCCAGTCGATGTTTTTCATATTACCCTCCTCAGGTATGTTTCACCCGGTCATGCTCCTCAGCGCGCTTGGCATTGTTCCAGCGGCTCAGGCTGCCCACCAGGTATCCTGTAATACGGCGCAGCCGGTTGAAGGTAATCGCTTCATCCGTGTCGTAGTGGATGCTCACATACTCCCCGTCAATTTCCAGCTCCATTTTGAGCAGATGGTGGCCGTACTTTTCTCTTCCTCTGGCCACATAGGCCAGCAGTTCTTCCTCCGGTATCTCCTCCGATACCTGAATCTGGATTCCGTCAATGGTTCTCTGCATGGTTTTTGCCTCAGCGTTCAATCAGAAAATTGGTCAGCTCATCCTGGGCTTTTCGCAGCTTATCCACGCTGTTACCGTTGATTTCGTGGCTCAGTAGTGCCAGCATGCCTCGGCACAGCATGTGCTGGCCGCTTTCGATATTGTTCAGGCGGTTATTGTCCTCCTGCAGTTTGTCCTCGCAGCTTTTCAGCCTGGACTGGGTCTTGTCACGCTGTTGGTCCACTGGTTTTTTCCATCCTTGTATAGTTTGCAGGGTCTTGCCGACCAGGTTGATAACCTCGAAGATCACAAGTACCACAATCAGCGCCGTCAGAAGGTCTGCACCAGTCAGCCCGGTTAGTTGTCCAAGCATGGCTCTTCCCTCCGTTACTGTGCCGCTTCGGTATACTGCTTGCTAATCCAGCGGTGTTTCCCCTGGAAGTAAATGCGGTAAAAGCCGTTCTTCTCACCCTCTACCCGATACTTCTCTCCGGGATAGGCATAGAAGCCCTTCTTGTGTATAGCATTCAGGGAGGCTCCCTCCCGTACCCGTACCGGACCGCCGTTTGGTGATACAACCCGGATTGTTTTGGCTGTCTCTGCAACGTGGGTCTGCTCCTCACTGGTAGACGGTTCGTCCAGAATGTTCTTGGCATCCTGCCCTAGCTCAACGCCGCTATTTAAGGTGCCGTAATCTACCTCCTGAAGGTACAAGACATGGGTCCAACCGTTTTTCAACGTAGAACCCGCTACCTTTCCCTTCGTTTTGGAGGAATGGACCACCTCATAGCTGTGCCGGGTGCCCAGCAGGCCCTTCTCGGTAAAGCCCTTGTCACCTACATAAATGCCGATGTGGTTGAAGTCGCCCAGTCCATCCCCTCGATATTTGGCTGGTAGCTGGTCACTTTCTTCCTTCCAGATCAGCAGAAATGCCCCGGGTACCAGCTTTCCGGCGGCCTTAGCATTGTCCAGAGTACCCAGCCATGCGCAGTGATTGCGCACCATATCATTGGTACCGGAGGTGCGAATGCTGCCTCCGCACAGGTTGATGCATTTTTCTACAAAGCCCTTGCAGTCTTCCTCACTGTAGGGAATCGTGGGGCCGCTGGCCCGTATAATGGCCATGTCGGCTACGGTTCTGGCCGTTGGTCTTGTCATACTTTTTACCCCCTTGTCCTCAGTCGTTGCCTCCGGGCAGCGTTCAGCGCCCGGTTTTCCTGCAGAATGGCCCGCTGGCTTTTTTTGCGCGCAGGCTGGTTCTTCAGGTTGCATACCCGGATAAGTGCAAGCAGACGGTTCAGGTGCCATTTTTCGCATTCAAAGGGAATACTCAGTGTCACCATCCAGTAGTAAATCAGCTCTGCCGTTGTTTTCTCGCCATTTCGGTTCCCGTGCTGCTCCGCCGAAAAGGTGGTGGCTGTCATCGGCCTGCTGATGTACTGTTCAATTTCCGCCATGTTGCCTGTCGTCAGCCGGCTGTAGGTTTCAGGGCTTACATTCTGGGTGATAGTCATGCAGCGCACGTAGTCCAGCATTTCATCGCCGGTCTTCGGCTTCTGGTCTAGAAATGGTTTTTGCCATTTTGATTCCCATTTAGCGAGGGAAACCAGGGAGTGCTCCAACATCAGTTCCCGCTCGCCTGTCTGAACGAATTCCTGCTTGCGCTCGTCCCACATTTCTGTCGGCGCGATTTTCAGTCGAAGCATGCTCCCATCCCTCTAGGCCGTCAGGCGGCAGGACCCTGCTCTGCCATCTTCTTCACCAGATCGGCGGGGAAGATGCCGTTTACAAAGGCGGCGGCAGCCTCCGCGTCGGTCGCCAGCTCCATAAAAATTTCGCTGTACGCTTCCGTCTGGGAAAACAGCGTCGCCTTTTCGGGGGACTTAACAAAGTGCTTGCCATCAGGGCTCTTTTCACCATACGCCTTCAGCACCAGATCCTTGAAAATCTTGATGAGGTTGGGACCATCTTGGCTCTGGGCCACTCGCTGGATCATCTCTGCCAGCCCTCCCGCGGTGCTCATTTCCATTTCAGCCACTTCGGCCTTGGAAAGGTTGAAGTAGAAGTCCTCGGTCCGGGTCATGCCATTATAGTCGGTATAGGTAATAGTCTTTTTCAGCATAAGGTTTCTCCTTTCATCTTCTCGAACGGAAAAAAGGGCGCCGCGCGTTCAAACGGCGCCCCGGTTAATGTTAGGTGAAATATCAGTTCGCCAGCAGAGTTACCAGCTCACTGGGAAGAGGCAGCTTCGGGTCGCTGGCGGCGGGGGTTCCCTCCGCACCGGCGTCCGTACCGTACAGCAGGGCTTCCAACTTCGCCAGCTTTTCCGGGGTCAGCTTGTTGGAGTTGATCGCAATGTGGGCGGTGGGCTTGTGACCGGCCACGTCCACAGGCGTGCAGCTCAGCTCCCAGCTCAGGGTGATGGCCTCGGGGCTGTCGTTGATGGCGGAGTAGTTGCGCTCGCTGGGCTTGGCCCGGCAGCCGTATACCAGATGGATGATATAGCCATGGTCGAAGCCATCGGTGTCATTGCCGATTTTGGTCTGGTAGCTAAGTCCAAACATCTGGCGGTTCTGCTGGCCGAAGGTTACACCAGGTTCCAGCTCGGCGGAGCCATCGCAGGCCTCAAACTCCTCCGGATAGGTGTACGCCTCAACAGTCAGTCCGAATTTCTCCAGGCTCATCATATTGGCATATTCCTGATCGTCCGCATACAGGGTGGTGATTTCGCCGCCGGAGGGGCTCTGGTTGATGGCGGTCAGTCCGTTCCACGCCACGCCCTTCTGGTAGGCATTTTTGGAGTAGGGGTACAGTACGCCCTTCTCTACACCGTTTTCATACAGCTTTTCGCCGGTTCCATCCCACTGCAGTTTACTCATGGGGAAATCCTCCTTTTAATAGTAAAGTAAAAAAACATCGTGATTGAGTCGGTCAGCTGCATAGTGCCGGATGAACCGGCATTGGGGAAGCTGTGCCACAGCTTCCACTACCTTGCTATCGGGGTCCTCGTCTATCACGATGATTTCGTAGGCTGCTGTCAGCCCGTAGGGAAGATTGTCCGCCGGTGTCTTCATTATGTCTTCCCGGGCATAACGAATGGCGGGATACTTCATCCGGGTGGTTCCGGGCGGCTGGAAGTATACGTTCCGGCTGCCCAGAAGCCCGCACAGAAGTTCATGCAGTTCAAGCCGGGGCCGCATTATACACCCCTCCCAATGTCAGCACCAGCCGGGGGTACTGTACCTCCACACTGGATACCTCCCATCTGGTTCCCATGAAGCACGCATAGCGAATCATGTGAAAGTTCTCTCTGGCATAGGGGTCGGCCACCAGACTGATTTCATTAGTCACAGTCAGGCTCTGGTTCACCTGGTCGGTGCTGGTCAGTCTGCGGGTATTCCGGTTCAACTCACCGAAATACTCCCGTTCTTCCATATGCTCCTTCCAGTAGCCGGGCCGTTCCTCCACTTCCTGTCCGAAGCCGATCATCCCATGAAACTTTGCCATTTTGAATCTCTCCGCGTTTAGTCCTTCACAGCGGTCAGCGCACCCATCACAGCCGTGGTGGCGGTGGCAGTGTCGGCTTTCACATAAGCCACCGAGCCGGTACCGGCGGAAGCCACCGTAAAGTTCAGCGGCTGGTACAGTGCCTCGCCGATGCGGATCATGCCGCCCTTCAAGAAGATTTCCTTCATCTGGCTGACGGTCATCTTCTGGGTGCAGTCGGCGTCTACGTAAGCCGCGGTGTCACCGGCCTTGCCGTAGATGTAAGTAGCACGAACATGCAGGTCTTTCGCCTGTTCAAAAATGCGATCCATCTTTTCGTCCTCCTATTCCTCAGGCAGCAGTGCTCTCAACCACGATGGCGGAGAAGGGCTTGGTCAGCGCGCCGGAGCAGCGGGTCTCAATCAGATATTTCATCTGGTTGTAGTCAATGTCGAAATCGTCGAAGGCATTGACCGCGCCGCCCTTGTCCGCACCGATGGTGTAGTCGGTCAGGTTCACAACAATGCCCTGCAGGGTCTTGGTGGTGCCGTTGTCGTTCCGGGTCAGGTTCTCCATCACGGGCACGGTCACGATCTTCTTAACACGCAGCGCGGTGCGCAGCTGGTCCTCGCCGGTGTAGATCAGACGGCCAGTAGTGTCTTCCAGCAGCAGGCAGTTGGTCAGCATATCTTCCGTGGTGAACAGGGTGGGATTGCCGGAACCCTTGTAGTCCTTGCGGCTCTTGATGATCTCACGGATAAAGGCCTTAGCTTTCACATCATCCGTGGCATTCGTGGCGAAGCTGATGGTGCGCTTGACGGCATACAGCTCGTTTTCCTTCCAGATGGGGCGAATGCAGTTCTCATCAATCTTGTCGTCGGAGCTGGACAGACGGCCATCACCAATCAGAGCCGCGCGGGCGATTTCCTCATCCAGCATCACGCGCATTTCCCCGCGGATCCAGGCCACCACGTCAAAGTCGGTAATATCCACCACATCGTCCCGGTCCAGCTTCTGCTTCTTGTAGATGGTGGTGGGAGCAGTGGTGCGCTTCAGCAGGCTGAAAACTTCTTCCTTCTTCAGGTTACCCTTCATGTAGCCCAACGCCCGGGCATCGTCCTCCCGCAGGTCGGCGAATACGGACTTGATCCGGGAGAACGGAGAACGATGTACGCCGTTCATCACGTCGTCTACCCATCCGGTATCCCGCTTGATAAATTCGGGAGTATTGGTCAGGGCCTTAGGTTCGGGGAACAGCGTACCAATATTCTCAATGCCATAGTCCTGGGCATGAGCCAGCACACTTTCCTTCAGGCTGCCCAAACGCTTACCGTCCTTGAAAATAACCTCCATGTCGCTGTGGCTCAGCACCTGGCCACGAGCTTCTTCTTCCTGGTCAAACACGTTGTGCTTCACAATGGTGTCCTCCTTGTCGTCTTTATTATTCTGGTCTTCCTCGTCCTGGTTGCTTTCGTCACCGGCGTTTTCATCCAACGCCATGGCGATCACGCTGTAGACAGCTGTTTTCTGCTCTTCATTCAGCGTGTTGAGAACCTCACCGACGGTCTTGTTTTCGGACTTCTTTTCCTTTTCCTTTTCCTTGTCCTGATCGTTGGCCATCGGCTGGTCTTCCTGTTTCTTTTCCGGCTCGTCGGCATGGTACAGCTCGATCCCCTCGCCGGTATAAATAAACCCGGAATCCTCCATCACCGTTTCCGTGCCGTCACTGTGACGGATGACAGAATCAATGGAGGCACCAGGGTTTGCACCGGCCAGTACAAGACTGACCTCGCGAATCATGCCGTGCACCACGTCGCTGCCATGCTGCTTCAGCTGGTTTGCGTAGATGGAAAGGCCGACGACATCGCCGTTGTCCACCAGATTCTTGGCCGTCATTCCGGCTTCCGTTTTGTTGAAAACACCGTAGGCATACACACCCTCCGGCTTGTTCATCAGCAGGGCATGACCCAGCACGTCTTCAGGGCTGTCATGCTGATGGTTCCAGATCAGGGGCACCGTTTTGCCATCGCTCTCCTTGAAGGCGTCCCGCCGAATGGTCCGCCCGTCAGAACAGCGAAGGTCGTTTTTGGTCGCCCAACCGCTGAAGTCATATCTACCTTCCATTTTGAGTTTCCTCCTTCAGGTCTTCCACGAGTCCATCATCCTTTCCAGTTTCTTGTGGGAGCGCCGCCTGTGTATCTCCGCCTTCCGATGCCCTGAGGTTGCTGTTGCGCAGCTCGTCGGCTTTCGGATCGTCGGACGGCTTCATGCCGATAATCTGGCGGATCTCATTGCTGGTCACAATTTCATTGCGGGTAAACTTGTCCGCAATTTCCGCCAGCTGGTTCACCGGCACCAGCTTGAATGGATCCCGGAAATACGAAATGGTCTGCAGCTGTGAGCGGGCCGTTTGGGTTAGAAACTTGCGCTTGAACTCGTCCACGAAGGCCGAAAGCATCGGCTCAATCGTCCGGTCGTAATAGTTCAGCATGGTTTCCTCGTTGGCTGTTCCATCCAGCACTCTCTGACTGATCCCCAACTGGCTGTACAGCATGCTCGTCAGGTATTCAATCTGAGACATCAGGTTATTGCCAACTGACCGGTTCAGCTGTGTAATCCGTTCCGTTCCGTCGGTATATGCAATACCGTATTTGGATCCGGAAAGCTGCTCCTCAATGTCCCGGCGGCGTTTTTCCGCCTGATCCCGCCGGGCGTCGGTTTTGATGATGTAGGGCAGCTGAATAATCAGATCCAGCTTGCCCGAACTCGATTGTTCATCCACCAGATCCAGAAGGTTCAGCTTCCGGATCAGCCGCTGCATGGTGGAGTTGGGTTCGTTGATGATGGCGTACAGCGGGTTTTCAATAATCGCCACCATGTTTTTGGGCCGAATGATTTCTTCCTTCCGGCCAGTCTGCTCGTTGTAGAGCTGCACCCGCACGGCATTTGGAAACCATTCCGTAATTTTGCCTGTCCGCAGAGAAGAGATCGAGTAGAAGTTCCCTTCCCTCAGGCTGGATGTGTACACGGTCGGCACCACCGCCACCACGCCTTCGTCCAGCATGGACATCACCATGTCTTGGTAAAAAGCGCGGGAGGTCTGGTCCAAGTTGGCCTCTACCGTCAGGCAGTGGTTGAGGCTCGATTCCATCTCGTACAGAAAGCGGCCATTCTGGTCCTGCCGCACATGCCGCACGCCGATGGCCGCTACATCCATAGCGATCCGGTTGTACACGGAGGTAACCACGGATCGCTCGTTGCCCCGGGAAAGCCGCACCCGG